CCGAACGGTCAAGCAGGTTCTTGACCGCGCAGGCGACGGCCCGGGGTTGCCCCCGGGCCGTTTGCTTGGTACCATTGAATCAGCTAACCAACTGGACGTAACGAGGACCGATCGTGCGCGAGAACGACGCTCGTAAGACCCTGGACGAGACACTGGAACACCTCGCCGTGACGCTGGAGCGTCTGGCAAAGATGACCGAGGAACGCGACGTCGCCAACGCCAAGCTGGCGACCGTGCGTCGGGCGCTGCGGGTTCTGCACCGCGACGTGGACCCCGTCCTGTGGTGACGACCGCGATCGAGGCTGCAGTCGACGCCTATGCGTCGTTCGGCTGGTCGGTGTTCCCGATCCCCGAGGGGGAGAAGAAGACGACCGAGTTGGGCTGGCCGGACGCCCCCGAGGACCCCTGGCGGGTGGTCCGGGAGCAGCCGGCGAACGTCGCCGTCCGGCTGGGAGAACGCTCGAGTTATCTGGCCGACGTGGACCTGGACGACGACGCGGCGCGGGCGGTCGCGCCGCTGCTGCTGCCGGCGACCGGCTGCCAGCTGGGCCGGGACAACGTCGCCGGGATCACGCACCGGCTCTACGTCTGCCCGGACGGGCCGCCGCGCGGACAGCCGGGGACGACGAAGAAGGGGCCGGTCGAACTCCGCTGGACGGGGGCGTACACCGTGGTGCCGCCGAGCCGGCACCCCGAGGGCGGGCGGTACCGCTGGCAGCCCGGGGACTTCATGCCGGTGCTGGCGCCGCCGGCCGTCGCGTGGGGTACCCTGCACCGATCGGTCACGGAGGTGGCCGCGGCCGCGCTGCTGTTGCGCTGCTACCCGGAGTGGGCGAGGGCGGGCGAGCGCCACCTCGCCACCCTGGCCCTGGCGGGGGCGCTGCTGGGCGAGGGCTGGGACCTCCCTCGGGTCGAGCGGTTCGTGTTCGCGCTGGCGACCGCCGGCGCGGACGAGGAGGCGGCCGACCGCGTCGACAACGCCCGCAGCCAGTGGGACGCCCTGCAGCGCGGCGCCCCGATGACGGGGTGGCGCTCGCTGGTGGGCTACGCCGGCAGCGCTCGCGTCGACCTGGTCAGACGCTACCTGGGATTCCTGGACGCGGGAGGCGGGTCGACGTGGGCAGCGATCATGGGTCAGAGCAGCCGGACCAACGGGGTAGGTGGGACGCCCCCGCAGCAGCCCCCACAAGCCACACAGACGCCCAACGTGGCGCCTAAAGCCCCGGTGATCAGCACGGCTGCGGCAGCGCAGGCGGCGACGTCACAGGCCAAGAATCAGCAGAAGCAGATCAAGTCCTCGGACGTCGCGTGGGAGACGTACCTGACCATCTCGGCCAGCCAGCGGGTGGCGAAGGACGAGGGCGAGGCGCTCTACCTGTACCGCGGCGGCGTGTACCGCGAGGACGTGCTGAACGGGCGCCTGCGGCTGCTGATCCAGGACGAGGTGCTGGCCGAACACGGTCAGGTGTTCCTCACTCCGGAGTTGGTGAAGGACGTCCTGTACCACTTGCAGACGAACTCGCCGGCCTTGGAGGAGCGCCCCCGGGAGGGCTGGCTCAACTGCCGCAACGGACTGGTCGACCTGGTGACGGGCCAGCTGCACCCCCACTCACCGGACGTCCTGACCACCGTGCAGCTGCCGGTCGACTGGGACCCGAACGCGACCTGCCCCGCCTTCGAGCGGTTCTGTCGCCAGGTGTTCCCCGGGGACGCGGTGGACCAGGGTGTCCCACTGGAGGTGGTCGCGCTGTGCGCGATCCCGTTCCTGGGGGTCGAGAAAGCGATCCTGCTGTTGGGCATCGGGGAGAACGGGAAGTCCATCTTCCTCGACGTCATGCGCCGGTTGGTGGGCGACGAGAACTGCAGCGACATCGCCCTGCAGCAGATCGGGGACAACCGGTTCGCGACGGCCGACCTGCGGGGCCGGCTGGTCAACATCTCGACCGACCTGCCGAGCCGGCGGCTGGAGGACACCGGGAACTTCAAGGCGATCGTCAGCGGGGAGATGATTCGCGCCGAGCGTAAGGCGCAGCCGGCGTTCCGGTTCGTGCCCTACTGCCGACTGCTGTACTCCGCGAACAACCTGCCGGAGAGCGCGGACACCTCCTACGGCTACGTGCGGCGGTGGCACATCCTGCCGTTCGACCGGCAGTTCGAGGTGGGTGATCCGGCGCGCGTGCCGCGCAAGGTGCTGATGGACCTGCTGTCGACGCCGGCGGAACTGTCCGGCATCCTGGCCGCCGCGTTGCCGGCGATGCGCCGATTCCTGGCCGGCGCGCAGCCCACGGTGACGGAGAGTATGCAAGAGGCGATCGAGGAGTTCCGGGACATCCTCGACCCGTTCCCGGTCTGGCTGCGCTCGCAGCTGCAGGAGGTGGCGCAGGGCTGGGTCGAGACGTCCGCCTTGGTGACGCGGTACAAGGAGAAGGCGGGCCGGCGGGGCCAGGACGTGCTGATCAGCCCCAAGGCGGTCGCGATCGCGATGCAGGCCAGCTTCCCCAACGCCACCCCGGAGCGCAAGCGGGTCGGGGGTACCGGAAAGGGCGGCGCGCTGACCACCGGAACGGGGAGCAAGCAAGGCACCTTGCTCCGCGGCTGGCGTGGGGTATCATGGCGCCTCGGCTTGTGACGATCTGGCGCGGCGCGAGGACCCTAGCGCCTTCAGAGGGGAGGGAAGCCCCCCTGAAGGCACTGGGGTCCTCGGCGTTTCGGATGTGCCGGATGTGCCGGATGGGGCGATTTTGCTACCAGATCAGTTGTGCCGGATGTGTGACGGTTGGAGAAGGGTCGTACCAGATCAGTTGTGCCGGATGACGTGTGACAGGACGCCCCCCACACACAATGCGTGTGCGCGGAGGTCGTCCTGTCACACCTAATGTGGTTCATGTGATCTGGTAGTACCCCTGATCAAGTGGATACAAAGTGGCACATCTGACCTGGTAGCGAAAACAGGCTAAGTGGCACAAGCGGCACAACAGCGAGGAGCATCAGCGACATGGCGAACGGCAGGCGGTTGACGGGACCCGAACCGGAGACGATGGTCGACCTGGTCGGAACGACGATGGGGACCCTGGGGGTCGCGATGAACGACCACAGCGTGGTGATCGCGCAGGCGATCCGGGACGCGACGGTCGACACGAACAGCATCGAGCGCGGCCTGAACAACGTGGCCGACGCGATCCGGTATCTGGCTGACGCCATCCGGGAGACGTCTGACCGATCGGTCGAGTAGCATCACAAGGTGCTGACGAGGGGGCAGATCAGGGCGCAGCGCGAGGCGCACGACTGGCTCGACGCGGCGACGGGCCGGCAGAAGCTGCTGGATCGCACCAGGGACGGCGACGAGGTGCTGGAATTCCTGGTGGCGGTGATGCGCGGCGCCCGGTTCCGGTGGCCGCAGCTGCACCCCCAGGAGACGGTGGTCTTCCGGCCCACCTCGGAGCAGCGGGTGCGGACGGCGGTCGCGCTGGCCGAGCGGTTGTGGGGGCGGGCGGCGAACCCCACGGCCCAGGAGAGCGCCTCGGTGAGCGAGGCGCCGCCGGTCGCGCCGCTCTCGGATTCCGAGGCGGCCCGGATGCGCGACCTGCTCAACCTGCTCGCGGATCGGGAGGGCGGCGAGGGCGCCGACGCCGGGTCCGCCGCGGATGCCGACCACTAAGTCGAACGGCGCCTTCAGAGGGGAGGGGGGATGATCGCTGCCCCCGTCTCCCCCTCCCCTCTGAAGGCGCCGTTGGGCGAGGTCTACCTCCAGCTGGCGCGCAGCTGCCCGGAGGTGTACCAGGCGTACACCTGGGGGCTGCCGCCGCGCAAGCACCACCGCATCTGGTGGCACCTCGCGGTGGAACTCTTGCGGGCGAGCGCCACCGCCCCGCCGCTCGAGCCGGTGCCCCTCCCGGCGGGGGTCCGGGTGCAGGAATTCCGGGAGCACGCCGACGCCGCCGCCGGCGAGGCCGAGCCGCCCCCCATCAACGCGCCCCGGTTGTACGTCGTGGCGCCGCCCGGGCACGCCAAGTCCACCATCTTCAGCCAGGTGCTGGCGACCTGGTATCTGGGGCACGCGCCCGACCAGAGCATCCTGGCCCTGACCAGCAGCACGCCGATGGCGCGCACCTACCACGACACGGTCAGCGCCGTCCTCAGCGAATCCGATCGGCACGCGGCGGTGTTCCCGGAGGGGGCGGCGCGGGCCGACCTGAAGCGCGGCTGGTCGACGGACGGCCTCTACCTCAAGGGGACCCCCAGGACGCAGCGGGAGCCGGCCTACCGCATCGCCGGCTGGTCGGCCTCGGTCCTCGGCGCCCGGGCGCACGGCATCATCCTGGACGACGCCCTGACTCAGGAGGAATCCGAATCCGCGCTGGTCACCGACCGGGCCTGGTCGCACCTCACGATGACGATCGAGAACCGCCTGCACCCCGGCGGCTGGCTCCTCGGCGTGGGGACGAGGTGGACGGCCGACGACCTGATCGGCCGAGCGCGCCGCGCCGGCTGGCCGGTGTACCGCTTCCCGGCGCTGGGTCCGTATCCCTGGACGC